GTTTCTGTGGCTGCGTTCTTAAAGAAATAACAATATACGCACATAGTCGCCAAACCAAATACAGGGGACAATAAAAGTAAAAAACGACACAGGCAAAAATCGCCATCGTCGTCGCGTAACATTGAATACCAAAATTCAGGTTTCTTGTTTGTCATTCCTTACTCCGTTCTAACAACATATCAACCTTGGTATTGACTTCGACCAGCAAATCGTGGTCCTTATCGTGTTTTTCGAGTTTTTGTTCCATATAATTCATTTTGGCTTTCATAATCCCGTATGAAATACCCACTGATATTAAAATGGTAACAATCGAGATTCCTACTGCGATATATTCTGTTGGCATTCATACCTCCCTTTCAACCGATTGCCCAACCCTCAAAAGAGGGCAGGGTAATCGTTCTATTAGGACGGTATGTTATCTGACGCAAATTCAATAGCAGACGCTGTCAATGTGCCGCTGGATTCAGCAACCACCAACATTGTCAATTCTGTTGAAATCGCCATAATAATATCGCCATCAGCAATACCTGATTCGATTGGGAAATAACCTGCTGCTGTTACTGTATCAGGTGTGCCCGATACAACAGGAACGTTGTATTTCCACAATCTAGGATTGCCAGATTCGACTTGACCGCCAAAGCAACATAAATTTTTTACTGTGTATGCCATAGTAAATCCTTTTTTGTTATGTCCCCAGGTTTCCCTGGGAACGAGTTAAACATTACCTATTAGATAGATGGGTCCATTTTGATACCAATTACGCCACGAGTGTCGATAATTGAAGCACCGCAAGAACCATTTGTCTTAAAGATAATTGGGTTACCTTGTTTGGTCTTGTCCTCGAATATACGAGTTTCCATTTCTTGGTTCATACCAAAGCCAACACGAGAGCCCTTGAATGCAAAGCCCATCAAAGCACCGTCCGCAGCAACTGGCAAACCAACTGCATTGTTAGCGTCTTTGGTGTTCATAAATGCAACCATAAAGCCGTTGTATGGAATCCAACGTATGCTGTCGTCCATATCGTTCGGTTTTGTGAAGCCATTTACTGCGTTTCCGCCATTGTAAATAGACCAGATTTCATAGAATTTTTGGTCTTGTTTCAATGTGTATTCTGCTTCACGAGGCAATAACAGGTAGCGGTCATTTTCGCCCCAGTTATTTTTACCTGCTAACAAACCGACTTCGTGCAATGTATCGACTGTAAATGGTGTTGAGTTATCGCCAACTTCCATATTTGTATCGTCATATTGCATTAAAGCGTCCAAGATTGAACGTGTAAAGCGGTTTTCCATAAAGTGAACGACTTTTGCTGCTGCTTGTGCACGTAATGGGGCTGCGGAATTGGTCGCATTTATTACAGTGCGATTCAATTTTGTCGCTGCTTCAAATAACGTGATACTTGCAACTGCTGTATCTGCATACAAGTCGGTTGGAACGGTGTCTGCACCGTCGTTGATTGGTTGTGCTTCGCCGTCAATGTCAACCAATGGGAATCTGATTTCGTTTCCGACAACGATACCCTTGTTATTGACAACGTTACGCAAACCGTGTGTGGAGTTCAGCAATAAACGTTGAACTTCTGCCACAAAGTGGGTTATATTTAACAACCCTGTTGTTACTGGGTCCATTTTTTGTCCTTTTGTTTTAATGGTTATTCTTAAAGTTTGGGCTGTTGTCAGTGTTGTTTGATGGGTTCTCTCGATTGTCCATCGCACTGGTCATTATTATAATCACATAAAAGATTAAAAAATGTCAAGAATTTTTTTATAAAATACTACCGTTAGAACGACACGTATGTCGAATGTGAGAAATCCGCCACTTTTTTTGACCGATTTTCTTGTATATACCTATATATAGTGTTGACAAATTGTTTTGGTATCATTTTGCCGACGTTAGCAATATGGTAAAAAACAAACACCCGAACTATCGCCCAGGTGTTTTATACTAGTGATTCGAAAACAATAATAACATTTCTTTTGATGGAATGTCAATTATTATTTTTTACCACCTTTCTTTTTTCCGCAAGGCATTTCGTCCTCCTTTGTTAGCGGTTTTCTATATTACATTCGAACGATACAACTTCCTCGTCCACAAATTCGCCAGTAAATGTAAATCCTGCACTTGTCCAATCGCCCGTATATTGCTGGTATGTTCCCAGTGTTGAACCACCTGAATCTTTGATTTCCATTTTCCAAATGTCCCCACCATATAAATATGTCATTGTGCCGTTTGTAACTGTTGTCAAATCAACACCTGGGAATAAATCTGCTAGGGCTTTTACAAAATCTGAACCAGAGCAAGATATTTTGGCAGGATTAAAGATTACCGTCGCCATTATGCCTTTTTTTTTACAGAGCAACCAGATAATACAATCTTTGCGTCTGTATCAGAGCAAGACACAGATATAAATTTGATTGCAGATAACACGTCGGATTTATAGAAATCGCCCTCTGCACCATTGTCAACAATTTCAGGTAATTCACTATAATCGCCTGTAAAATGACTGTCTGTTGTTGCACGAATAGTTACCGCACTGTCGGCAGCAACAATTTCAATTCCGCCTTGTGGCGAGAATTTATCTATGGTATTTACTGCATATAAAGTATCAAGTTCAAGTGGTGTTGACATTTTTACCTCCGTTACTGTTTGGTTATTAGTGATTTTTTCACAAACAACGCTTCTGATTTTATCAGGGTTGTTTTTACGAAAAGTTTTGTTTTTTCAAATAACATAATTTAATCCTTTCAAAAACATTATAAATCAAACTTTGTATTATGTCAATGTTAAACACCTGTCCATTTTTGCGATGGTGGCAATAAATGGTAAATCGTCTTTGTGTTTTTCCAGTTGTCCAGTAATAATACTGGAACCAGTAAATACAAAGTATGTTTTGCCCTCGTATTCAAATTGAATCTTGGTGCATAGTTTGGTATATTTGGAATTTATCACTGCAAAGGCAACAATTTCGATTTCTTTGCCGATAACATTTTCCATTTTCATTTTTTCGCCAACCAACATAATATCGTCTTTGGCAATATCACTGAATCTTTTTGCGGTCTTGCTCATTTTTAAGATACCTCATAAATCCGTCTATTCTTGTTGATATTTTGAGATGGTGCGAATTTGCGTATTTAACCCAACCATAATACGAACCAACCCGACTTAGTGCTTGTTCCACAGGTATAAATCCTTTGTTATAGCCCCGTTTGGTTTTACGAATATGTTTTATCATTCGTTTTGCGGTCCGCTTTCTTACCAGAATATATCGTTTGCCGTTCCGCCTGAAATGTCTATAACCTAAGAAATCTACACCATTTTTGATATGAGATATTTCTGCTTTGGAATAAGTTAGTTTCAGTCGTTCAGCCAAGAATATACGAATTTTCTCTCTCCATTCTGCCAGTTGTTTTTTGTCGTTCGAAAACAAACAGAAATCATCACAATATCTTAGATAGCATTTACACTTTAACTTATTTTTTACATAATAGTCAAGTTCATTTAGATACCAATTACCAGCCCATTGAGAAAAATAATTTCCTATGGGCAAATTGGTATCGCCAGGAAAAGACCTGACAATGTCCTCTATCAACCATAATAAATCTTTGTCTTTTATTTTATGTTTGATAATGTCCATCAGTATATCGTGATTGACACTTGGGTAAAATTTGCGAATATCACATTTCAGGAAATAATCGTTATTTGCGATAAACTGCATAACCCTTTTACTGCCTTTGTGCATTCCACGCCCGTCAATCGAAGCATAAGTATCAGTTATAAATAATTTTTCCAAGATGGGAATTAAAATCAGCATAAGTGCGTGTTGGACAATTCGGTCTGGCACAAATGGCAACATATAAATAATTCGTTTTTTAGGTTCGTATATTTCTTTTTCTGTGTATTTTGCGGTGTGGAATCTTTTGTGAATTATATCTTGTCTGATTCGTTCAAGATTGTTTTCTGGGTCCAGCATAAACTTTTTTACATAGTCCCGTTTTTTCTTGCCACGAATTGCGTTATGTAAAGCAATTTGGAAATTGTCTTTGGAAATAAAACGTTCCCATAAATTACCGTATCTTTTCATTCTCTTTCTGGTTCGGTGCGTTCAGGAAATCCTTACTAGCACCTTACCACCCCTGATTAGTGTTTCCGCTTTCGCGAGAGGTAAAAGAATCAGCCCTTGCTATTTAACCTGTTGGGTTAGGAATTGTCTAGATATCAAGGTATCGCACCGCGCGCAGCGTTATTCGCATTGCGTTCCACGCCAGCATTATTCGCATTCCGCGACAACGACCCTGAATTCGTGCCATTGTTCCAATTCGCACCAGCGTGCAGCCGCACGACAAATAGAACCCTTTTACCTATTTGCCAAAAATGGCAAATTTTTTATAAGGCGGCTTACGCCGCAGGTCGCGTCAAGCGCGACCCAACGCTTATATTATTTCGTAGCAAGGGCTCGCACCGCGCGCAGCGATAGCCGCATAGCGCTCCACGCCAGCATAAGCCGCAAACCGCGACAACGACCCCGAATTCGCGCCATCGCTCCACTTCGCACCAGCGCGCAGCCGCTGCCCACCGTATGTCTGTCCCTTGTTTAGACCTTGATTAGCCCACGCAGAACCGCCAGCAGCATTTATCGCTATATCTTGCCAGTAAAAGCCGTTCATTTCCCACGCCCCAAAGTTAGAAATCATAGGACGGTCTGCTGTATCATACCAACCACCGACAGCGTTTTTCTGATTCGAACCATTGACATTTGTTTGTTCGTTTGAACCCTCGGCTGTGCTTGTAAATTCGTCGTCAAAGATATAACGTCCGCCAGCCATTTTTAACCACTGGGACTGTTCGCCAAATGTCATATTGTTTGATGGTGCGACATTATAGACGGACCGCAACTGTAATGTCGGGTCTGTATATCTTGTTCCGCCACCGTTTGTCGTTGAATAAGACCCTGATTGCCAAGTGCCAGCAGAATCATATAATGATGGTATGTATGCTTGGACCCACAATCTCTTTTCAGAATTATACACACAGACGCCTAAATTCTGGTCGTATGCGTTTTTCAAATGCCAGACGGACGTGTGCATAATCTGGTTGCCTGAATTGCTGTATGAATAATATGGGTGGCTTGCTGGTAAATTCGTGAATGAACCCCCACGCAAAGGACATAACATAGCGAATCCGCCAATCATATAACCGCTGTATGTTGCAGATTTTGATACGACTGGACTTGCTGTGCCATCGCCATTTGATACCAGATAGATATAAACTTTATCGCCTGCCGCTAACGCTGTCCCTTGGACAATCGTTGATATTTCAATCACAGAATCAGTATCGCCAACTTCGAATATATCGCCTGATGGTGTTTTTAATACTGTGCCAGCCATAAATCTTAAAGCGGTTTTGCTGCCTGTTGGACGTGTTGATGGATTGAAATCTGCCTGTATAAAATCTTTTGTCAATAAGATATAAGGTGCCCAACCCAAAGATACGACTGTTGATGGCGATAATTGACTTAAAATACTATCGACATATTGTTTGTTTGCGACTTGTGTATCTGGGGACGTGCTAGTTGGCGTTGGTGTTGTCGGTGTTCCAGTCAATGCTGCATTTTCAAATGAAATGATTTGTGGGTATGGCGTGAATGTTTTTTGGTTGTGGGACCATAAAACTTTACCGCCTTGTTGCCCTGCTTGTTCTGAAATGTCCCAAATCTTGCTTGTAATTGTCATATAGCCATTATAATCGGCAGGTGGCGTGATTGTGGCTGTTTGTGTCCAAGCACCACCAGTATATGTGTAAATTACGATTATTGGATTGCCACCGCTATCGGTTTGTGAAAAATCCGCATAATTACGCCCCTCAATTTCTGCGCTGGCTGGTGGTGTTGTGCCAGAATACATTTTAGCATACCATACGCCAGTTGAGTATAACTGGTCCCCTGAATTTGCGGCATTATCAACTTCTGATTTCAACGCTAATGTATCAGGTCCGTTTGTTACTGGAACTGCAATATCATAACCGTTATTCAATATTGTTGTGATAACACGTGCAATATATGCGTCTTTCCACTTTAACGCACTGTTACCGATATTCATTGCATTGTTTGTTCCTGGAACGAATCCATTTGTCTTTGTCAAACTTGCAACTTCGGAATCTATACTTCCATCGGCTTTAAGTTTATAAACTGAAATACCATCGCCCAATCCACCAGCAATCGCACCCTCGAATGAACCAGCACGGAATTTCAACGGTCCCGTCATAATTGACGAACCGTCTTTTCTTACAAACGCATTATTTATACTGGTTATGATTGTATCAAGATTATTCAATATTTCCTGTAAATTATTTCCTGATAAATTGGAATAACCTGTTGTATCAACTGATATACTTGCTGCTTCAATACCAACTCGTTCAATAACAACACCTGAACTGCTTACACTCGATACACGTGCATAAGTGTATTTTGCTGTTGTTTCGTTTGGACTGTATAATAAAAGTAAATCGTCCTGACGAATAATCCCCATTGCTGCATTAAAAAATCCAGCAGATAACATATCAGATAATGTATCGTCCTCGAATGCACGATATAAATAAACTTGGGACATACGTGTTGTTTGTTGTGTGCTGTTTTTTAATTCAGCACCGATACAGCATAAAAAATTTGGGTTCATAGGCATTGACAATCCTCCTTTCAAAATGTGCCAGTTTTGGGCGGATTACTGGCGGAATCCGAGATACCTCAATGATAGGCGACCCGTAATGTTGGTTGCGTGGATTGGACTTGCACCAATGGTCTTTCGGGTATGAGCCGAATATGTTACTACTACACCACCACGCTATTACACAACGATTATTACTTATTATCGACTTTCTTGTCAATAAATTTTTCTTTCCATCTCAACCACATAGCAGGAAAGCGTGAATTATTTTTTTTGCACGCTTCGATGGTTGCTTCATCTAAAACGTCCACCAATTCCTCTTTTTTAACGCCCTCTGGGTGGTTTGTGATATTTGTGATAGAAAAACCTTGACGCATAAGTTTGACGAATCTGGCACGTTTCAACGCAATACTAGATACACGACCTGCGTTTCTGATACGACGTGCACGTTCTTTCAAGGCAACTTCACGCTTGAAAGCAATACCTATGATACGACGGATTTTCCAAATTGCAGCGTCCAATTCACGATTTTGTTTGTATGTTGCGTGTTTCAGACGTGTTTTTTCAAGACGTGCAATTTCCTCGCGGCACGCTTTTTTCATTATGATAATTTCGTCAATAGATTTTGCTTTGGCTGCGTCTGTTTCTGTATATGTAAATGATGGAATTTCCTCTGATTCAGGTTCCGCTTTGTCTAAATCCGCAGAATCCTCGATTTGTGCATTTTCTGCACTTTCGCTGGATTCTGGGGTTTCTGGTTCGTCTTTGCTGTCCAATTCAGCGTCGATAGAATCAGTATTAGCATTTTCAGCGGCAACCACTTCGTCTGCAACCTTGTCTATTTCTGCTTTGACTTCTGGTGTTTCAGGTTCAACAGAACTTTCCAATTTTGCTTTGATGGTCGCAACCAATTCGGCTTTCTTTTCTGCATAATCGTCCGCATTTGCGTCCAATTCGTTATACTGTTTTAATAAATCCTTGACTTCTGGGTCTTGGGATTTATTGGCTTCAATAAACCAGTTTTTAGCCATAAGGTCCTCCTTTCTTATTTACCTGGGTTCATTTTTTCAAATTCACTCAACATAGCGTCGCGTTTTACTGGGTCCTGTTCTGCGTTATATTTAGCCCAGAACTCCGCAGCACCAATTCCCAAAGATTCGCCCTGGGTTGGTAATGCTTTATAACCACCAAATTCGATTGCGTCAATCAAATATGAAATTGCTTTGTATGCAACTGGCGATTCGTTTGCTGCCTGTTGTAAAAGTTCCTTGACTTCTGGGTCGTTTGTAAAGACCGATGGTGTGTCAAAGAACTTATTTATCAGGTTTGTTTGGTCCTCAAACGAACGATGGACTGTTTCCAAGAACGGTTTTAATTGTTCCTGTGCAGCCGCTGTCGCTTTTTGAACTTCCTCTTGGATTTGTTCTGGTGTGCGTGAATCCAATGTTCCATCTGCAACCATTCCTCTTAAAACCATATCACAGAATGAATTTACAGCGGTTGGTCCGATATTGTTTTTCAAACCCCATTCGCGAATTTCTTTGATTTTTGATTTAACCAAGTCATTTTCCATAAACTTTTCGTATGTGGAATCTGGCTTAAAGTGTTCTGCATAACCGTCGATGGATTGTGGCACTTCGTTCTTTTGCATAAACTGCGATTGAAAGTATGACGCAGATTTTGCTTTGTTATCGCGTTCTTTTACAAGTGCGGTAATCTTTTCTGGGTCATAAACGCCTGGTTCCCCATCTTTGAAATACACAGATAAGTCAATAGTGGCTGCACCACCTTGACCGCCATCAACGATAACGTTAGAGGGTTGGTTGCCCTGTATCGGTTCCGCTGGTGTGTTCGCTGGTGTTGATACCTGGTTGGTCGGTTGATTGTTTTGTGGGTCCATTTTTTACTCCTTTCTCTATGAACTCGTTGACGCGATTTTTTATTCCCTGAATAAATTCAAGGACCCCCATATCGCGTATGGTTTTTATATTGTTGGGGTCAATCTGTGGCTGAAAATGCGAGGTTTGCAATATGTCGTCAACCCAGAAATCCAGCAATTCCTTTGCTTCTGGCGTGCTAAAAACAAAGTAATATAAATAAGATATGTGTTCTAGTTCTTTTTCATTCATAATCCAGGCACTCCCGTATCGTCTGCACCAGACGAACCATAAAAATTGTTCGTTGGTAATATGTTATCATTATGAATCGTGTATGTCAAGAGTCGCCACACACCCATCGACAAAGCGTCAAGAATGTTAGGCGACATACCGCCCAGGCGTTTTTTGACAATTTCCTTACTATCTAACTGTATCGCGTGCGTGTTTGTTCTCGCAAGTTCGCTTGGTTTGATAGTATGGGCACGACATTCGGCTTCAAATTGGGCTTTCTGGGCTTCGGTTAGACCAATCAGTTTGATATTCCCTTTCATAAGACCATTGGCTGTTAGCACCATTGCTTCTGCCCTGGCGTTGAAATACGCTGATTTATCAACTGCTGCACCACCGAATGGAACGATACCTGACGTTGCCCACATTTCACGCGGTGCACGCTGCGGCATTATTCCAAGCCCGACGCCCTGTGAATCCCATACTTCCTCGTCGCACCTTTGCGATACACGATAATCACTTACCCTGCGACACAAAGCAACGGAATCTATGGATTCGTCTGTCAATATCTCGGCTTCGATAGCATAACCATCAAAATCACACCGAATAATAACAGAATTATCAGGACCGCCAGCACCAACGTCGATTGCAAGAATAGACGTTTTGCGTTGGAACTTTGGATTCTTTGGTGCGAATGCGTTTGCGATGGCACGTTCTGAAAATACACGATTCGAACCACCTGTTGGCAAATATGCGACGTCGCGTGCCCAACCGTCGGGGTCCTCGATACGTTGACGTTCCAAACCGTCTTTGATGGACTTTTCCAACTTCTTATTGTCCATATATGTAACTTCGATAAATACAGCACCAAACGATTCGAATAGTTTTTTAACCCAGCGTGGAAAATCATTTGATAATGCGATAATACAGTCAAAGTGTCGAATCATTGTCAATAACGACGCTTTACCTGCGGTTTCGTTCCACTTTTCCAATTCCTCAATCATAAGCATATCAGCGGACGTTTGACGTGCTTTGGAATCGACTTTATTCAGGTATTCGATATAAATAGGTTCGCCTTGCGATAAAATACGAATCGGGTGGTCTGATTGACGCTGGAACTGTGTCGGTTCCTCGGCTTCCTCTAAAACCTTGTCCAACAACTGCATTGTATCTTTTGCACCATCGGACGTAATTGCAGCAATCATACCAGACGTTGCCCAACCATCAAGAATTGCACCCACTTGAAACCGAACGCCAAACTGGGATTTCCCAGAAAAACGCCAACCTTTGATTGCCAGTATAGGCAACGGTGGCATATTATCTGGGTCAACACCGCGTGCACGTGCTTTTTTACGTGCTTCCAATCCATTCAATAGCCAAGGCACATACCGCAGCAATTTCTCTGGACAGTCCGCCATAATATCATTGACTGATAAAACGTTTGTAATTGGCATTTCCTTTCCTTTGTTTTAGGTCAAAATGGAATATCTGATAAATCGTTCACGTCCACAACCTGCATATTTGGTTCTGGCGTGTTGTCCTCTTTTTTAACAATTTCACGTGGCAGCAATAAGATTTTGTTTTTCATTGCTTCCATTTCAGCACACAATTCCAAAAATTCAGATACAAACAAAGTAATCTTTTCCTCTGCGTCCAAACCTGACTTGTCTTTGTATCTGCGTCTGATAACAACGTTACGATACCCTTGTTTGCCATCTTGACCCTCGTTCCACCAGGTCGATAAATGTCTGCCTATTGCATAATTTTTAGCCATTTTTAGTCCTTTTGTTTTTGGTTATACTTCAAATTCTTTGCCACAGTGTGGACACTTGACTTTTTCGATTTCGACTTCCACTGGAATACGTGGACGCGGTTTAGGCGGTTCCGCTTTCGGTGGATTTGTTCGTTCGAATCGGTCAATCTCTTTTTGTAATGTATTGGCTGCTGCAATCATTGCTGGTGCACTCCCAGAACGCGCGGCTTCCTCTGCCAATGCAAGAATAAACTCTTTCAAATCCTGTGGTGTTGGATTCGTTGGTAATAACGGCATTTTGACACGTCGTGGGCTTTCTTTCACAAATAGGTTCCCAGCCACAACTTCTTTTTGACGGTCAATGTTGGCAGGTGGTTTTCCAACCGCACCTGGAATATGACCCTTTTTTAACGTGTATCTGGCGATTGACGCAGCCCTGCGTTTTTCTCTTTCCTCGTCTGATAATCTTGGTCGTGCCATCACAAATCCTTTTTCCTTTCTTGTTCTGCAATATCGCCCAGGTGCCACAAACGATACCCAAGCAACCCAAAACAAAACCCAACCCAAAAATTAAACATTTTTGATACTCCGTTTGTATCGGTTATAACTTCTGGCGGTTGCCCGTCTTTGTTTTCTGTTTCCCAGCGAATAAGAAAAACCGTTTTTATCACGCTTTGGTAATCCAGCCATTTCAAGAATCTTGTGCTTTTTCAATATCGCCTTGAAATATTTACGGACGGCTGCAATCTGTTTGCGTGTCCGTGGTTTAATCCAAGAAATATGACCGCTGATATGTTGTGCACCAGCGTCCGTATATTCAAATATAATTTCAGATTTACACCGTTCACACCGCAAGATAACGCTGTGTGTCCCGTATGATTCCGATTCGATTTTTTTCCATCTGTGGAATCCTAAAAAACAAAGTATTTTCAATTTTTCCTCCCTTTTTAATAATTGTTGTGTTCTTTGATAAAATCTTTTCCATCGTGTAATGTTACAAAAAACCCGTTATCAAGATAATTCATAGTTCTATAATCGTCGCAACTATCAAAAACCGCTTCTGTTCCATCAGTATAATCAACATACAATATTTGGTCGCCTGATACTATCAGCATAAATGCACTTCTGACTGGTTTAGAAATTGTTATTTTTTTCTTTTTCCCAGAATAGTCATAAATATAAACTTTCATTTTATATTACCCCCAATCTTTGTTTTTTGTAATATATTTTACAATATTCGTTTATACAAGATAACCAAGTATCAAAAGGTGCTGCCATTATATTCGGTATTCCTTTTTCTGTTTTGCACCATTGTATAAAATCGTTATTGCTTATTTGTGGTATAGTCATTTTATATAATTCCCAACTTTTGTGCGTTTATTTGACATTCGGTTCTATGTAATAATACTTCAACAACTGCCGCTTTGCTATTACTATTTTTAAGCAACGCATAAACGTCGTTGATAAAATCCTCTCTTTGTTCCAATTTTTGTTCTAAACTCAAATTAGGCATTTCCCCCCTCCAAGATTGCTTGAATTGCGTGTTCGATTTTGCGATTGCGTGCTGCAATTTTAGCGTCCTCGCTTTTGATTTTATAAATATTTCGCCAGTTTTTACCGTATAATACAATACCAATCTGTCGCTTGGTTATATTATTTGATTCGGCAACTTTGAATAACTGGTCCAAAACTGTCAAATATTTAGTTTTATTTTCCATCGTTATTACCCCAATTCAAATACGTGTTCCACAAATCAGACCACGTATTTTTGATTTTCATTATGTTATTTATATCTGCGTATTGCAAAGCAGCACCAAGACGGTTTGCAAAACTTCCACCGTATTTTTGCATATTTTCAGATACAATAGCGGTTTCTTTGTATAACTGTTCCATAATTAGTCCTTTTCGACTGGTGTTAGTTTCA